GGTCAAAACTGCAATAATCAGCGCTATTGCTATATTTATTTAAAAGTTCTTGAGTAAATAACATTGCATCCGGAATAGAATTTAAATTATCATTTTTTACATAATGTTCATAAATTCCAACCGATGCTATTTCAACAGGATTTTTGGCACCAACTAGAATCGGGACCAGTCCGTAATAATTAATTTTAATATCAACACCAATCGCCAAAGCAGCATCCGAATCCGAAGTTGATATAATGTTACTGTTATAAGTCCAAAGCCATTGAAAATCGTCATCCGAGTCAATCCCCTTTACTCCTACAGTCTGGTCTACTCCATCAACTTCAATTCTTGGAGTCTTAGCAATTGGGAATTTTACTGTAAATGATTTTATAGCCCCATCTGCTGCTGGCGATGGGATTTCATTTTCCCTCAGATTTGTTAATGTTTGATTACCTCTGACAAACTGGTAATTTCTATAATTGGCAATAGAACTTTTAGATCTAAAATTATAAAATCCAAATGGACTTGTTAAATTATCAAAATTTATTGGATTTACTACATAGCCTATCGAGTGAAAGTTCAATAACTTATCTTTGTCGATATTCCATATGTAGCCATATTCAGCTAGTATGTCAAGGCACTCGTAAATTGTTAGATAGTTAAATATCTGATTTGATAAAATAGGTAAATTTACTTCTATATTTCCTTCCCGGATCCCAAAATCATAATCTGTATTTACTATATTCCCTAAATACCTATTAATTAAATCTTTTACAATATAATCTATAGTTCTATTTTCAAAGGCTATTTTAGCCAAAGCCCTAGTCGCAATTAAAGAATTATCATCGATTTTTAAATCATATCTTGCTTCGTTCTGAATTTCTTCGTATTTTTCAATATCCACTATTACACCACTCCATAAATGGACATCTAAAGGGGAATAAAGTTCTACCAATTTATGCTTTGCTATTGTTGCCCCCCTATCATCCGAAACAATACATTGCATACCAGACTTATAATTTATTCTTTCCTCTACATTCCAGCCCGGTTCCATTTGTATCTCATATTCACAAATATTATCATTGTCATTGTCAATTAATAATTTGTATGGCATATTATCCCCTCTTATTCCCTATTGTACTTTGCAATCTTCGAACAACTGGATCCATCATTTTATCTATATCTTGTTGATTGAAAAATTTAGGGTTATTGATTACTAATGCGATCTTTTCTTGTAATCTGCTATTAGTAGAAGTTGAAAACCCGGTATTCACTCCAGCCATTGACATATTTTTAAAATTATTAAAATTTAAATCGCCTGCAATTTTTTCAACTGATTCTCTTAATAATGCCCGTTTACCTAACATTGTTTTTGCCAACATCATCATTAAATTAGGCATCCATTTATCAGATTTGCTTCCCGGCCCTTCTTTTGTTGGAGAACTAAAGCCAAGGAAATTACCTATGATTCCAGCACCTTTGGCGACAGTGTTTTTCAAATCTCCAAATTTTGATTTAATACCATCTATTAAGCCACCAATCAAGTTTTTTCCAGAGGTAAACATAGTTCTTGCCAATGATTTTATAGGCTTTGTTATATATCCAACTACATTATTTATTCTACTTTTTAAAGCTGGTATTTTATTATTTACACCATCTATAATTCTTTTTATTATTTCTCTTCCAGTAGCTATTGCAGCCACAAAAGCAACTTTTCCAGCCCCAACCATTACATCGACAATTAGCTTACCAAGCTTGTCTATAAATTCTTTTTTCTTTTCCTTATTACCCTCAGATACTTTGTCAATCATGCTACGCCCTGAACTTTTAATTATATGTTTTTTAGGCATTGCAGTAAACCAGCCTTTAATAGCCCCCCACCATCCGTCTAATTTTTCAGATATTGCCTTTTTCCCATCTTCAAAAGATTGTTTTAATGATTTTATCCAACCATTAAACCATATTTTTATATTTTTTTTCTGAGCTTCAAACCATTTACTTAATGTTTCTTTCCATATTTCAAATTGCCTTTTATTTTCTTCGTTTTGTTCATTTGTCCATTTGACAATAGCTGCCTTCCATCCTTGCAAAAGTTCTTTTAAAGTTGATGGCATATTATTAAACCATCCTTGAATAGTCGCTTTCCATTCGCTTAATTTGGTTACTATTCTATCTTTAATTTCATTAAATTTATTAGATACTATTGTCTTTATTTCATTAAATTCCTTGTCAAATGTTGCTTTAAGCTCCATTATTTTAGCTTTAACCCTTTTTACAAATTCAACAACTTTATCAGCAGTCTCAACAACTTTTATACCAAAATCAACAAGGGTTTCAATTATTTTCATTATCTCTCTTCTGTGGTCATATAGCCATTTTGTTACTTCTTTTACTTTGTCAACTAAGAAATTAAAAGCTTTTATTAATTCTACTTTTATTTTATTAGCAAGAATTAAAATTTTATCTTTTAAGTCAACAACTTTAGCAATAAATTTTATAGCCTCTTCTCTTGAATATCCAAATTTTTTGATAAGGATATCTAAAGCTTTGTTTGTATCACCTTTTAAGATACTTATAAATACTTGTATAGTGTTTTTTATGCCTTCTATTGCTAACTTTAAAAGGCCAGCTTTTTTAGCTACTACAATAAAAACAGTAATCAGAGACACCCATTCAGCAATAACAACACCAACAACACCAACAATTATTAATAAAGGCGTGGATAATGCCCCAACAAAAGTTATAATACTACCAATTGCCCCAATTAAAGAACCAAAAACAATTAGTAATGGGCCAACAGCAGCAGCCAATAACCCAATAACAATAGATACTTTTTGCATGTGTGGGTTTAATGTCGAAAATCTATCTAAAAGCCTATTTAAAATATTTACTGCTTTTGTAAAGAATGGCAATAATATTGTTCCCATTCTTGCCCCAGTTTCTTTCATTCCTTCCGAAAAAATTCGCATTTGATTTGATGCCGATGCTTGGGTTCTTTCAAAATCTCCAACTGAGTTTTTTGAGGCCTTCATAATATAGTTATATCTTAATTGTATTTTTTCGGCTTGTGTCATTTCTTTATATGTCTTTTTAATCCCTGTACTTAATGCAAATTGTTCTAAATTGGCAACCGTCATTACTATGCCAAGCCGTTTTAGTGCTTCTGTTTCGCCTGTATAAGCACCTGTTAAAGCAATATGAATTTCATCAGGTTTCATATTTTTAAAAGATGCCATATCACCTGTTAAGTTAACTAAATTCATAGCCATTTTTTGTGCTTCCGTTCCTGATAATCCCATTGCAGTTCCCATGTCACCATAAACAGATGCCATATCAAGAGCTGTCCCCTTTGCTAGACCGATGGATTTCAAAGTTTTGTCTGACCAGTTTAAAACTTCTTGAGTTCCATTTTTAAATACTACCCCTGTTTTGGATACTGTTTCGTTCATGTCGGATGCTAATTTTATACTGGCACCCATTGCGCCCAAAATTGGAAGGGTAACAAAAGTTGATAAAGATTTTCCAGCCGATGATATACCACCGCCAATTTTTTTAAAAACTTCGCCTGTTCTTGTTGCAGCATTTTGGACATTATTTAATCCTGTCAATGTTTCTGCGCTATCTAGTATTACTTCGCCCGCTAACTGGAATAAATTAAATAATCCCATTATTTTTTTACCTCCTTCCCAAAATTATTTAAAGGATCCAATCTTTTAATTGCTTCCCTTGCTTTGTTTCTGCATTCTTCCATCTCTATTTCTTTTTCTTCTTTTGTTCTGCTTTTTAGCCTGGAAAATTCAAGAACTTTCTTTTTGTAATCATCAAAGGAAATAAAATTATCCTTATCCATGTTTTGGAGTTCGACCAACCATCGCTCCCATAACCTAGCATCAAATATTTTTTCCCTTGTTTTATTGATTATCTTTCCGGCCTCAATAAAATGCATTTTTAAAATAGATTCCGGATTATGGTAATTAGTATAAATTAACTCTAATTCTTCTTCATATCCATCATTTTGGACTTGAAGACTCTGGATAAAAAACTTACTATATCTTTATCATTTAGAAAATGTTCCCATAGCTTTAATTCATTAATCAGCCCAATATCTTTGATTTCTTGTGGTTCTATGTTATAGATAGCCGAAATAAAAATTAATGTATCTTCTAAGGCTACATCAAAATTTAATAATGCTTCCTGAACCATGGATATCATTAATAATATTTCATTGAAATTTCCTGTTAAATCAGGTTTTAATTTTAGTTTACCTATTATCCTTGTAAATAATGGTATATGTTCCCTCTGTAAATTATAATTGTACTCTTTTTCATTAATTATTATCATTTCTTAAATCTCCTTTAATTTTAATATGATTTATATAAATTATATTCTCCCTGTAATTGCGCCCTGATTAAATCCTCTTCTTGAGTGGGTATATCTCTATTATACTTTATATAACCGTTTAGATGTATACTCTTGTTATTATCTGAATTAGTTATATAATCCAACTTTTCGACTAAATCATCAACTAAACTCTGAAAAGTTAATTGATTTTTTTGATTATCCCATAAATCAACTGTTAATGTTAAAATGTTGCCCGGATGATTGTCAAGTATTTCTATTTCATATACTGCAAAGGGATAGTCGATATCTTTCAGAGGCAATTGATTAAAACATCGTGGAAAAATTTCCTTTATAATCTGAACTATTACTAATTTCACAGGATAACTAATATTCTTTGTTGACATAAATTACCCCCCTCCTATATTACTATATTCTTTTTCGGCTATAGCCTGCAATTTACCTATATTTTCCATGATTCCATCTTTTATAAATGGGCGTTTTCGCATTCTTCGCGTTCCTTCATGAACGAAAATCGCATATTTAGCGGTCGCGCCAATTGTTAAATAATTCTTACCCCATATTTTAGATAAATAATATTGTATACTTCCCCTTAATCTGCCAGTATCGACCGGGCATCTTTTTTTTGCTTCAGCTACTAAAAACATTCCCATTTTTTTTAATGTATTCCATCCCGTTTTTTCAAATATGTTTTTAGCTTTATCAAAATTATTTATTGTCATTCTCATACTTGCCCTTGCCTGTGCCATGATATCGCCTCAACTTTCTATGTATTCAACAAAGATTAAATCTACTTTAAAGTGATGGTTTTGGTTAATTGTATTTTTTAATTTACCTGACATTTTATATATAAATCCGGCTTGGTCTCTATATCTATTCTCAGGTTTTAAATAATTTTTAGCATTATCACAATATTCAAATAACCCGTTATACTCAGAATTTTCCCCAGCTTTTCCTGCCAGAATTGAAGGTTCTACGTTTTTACAGTTAATAACTCCTCTTAAAGTCATAACCTCCCCCCAATTATCCTTAATCCCTCCTATTTGGTTTGGTTCTCTTCCTATCTGTTCTAATACTATTATATCCTCAAAATAGTCCTCTATTGCCATTTTATCACCTCTTTATTAAATAGAGAGTGTATATAAAATAATACACTCTCTTTAATATTATTAATTTTCCAGTCTAATCCTCCATGGTGGGCTATCCATGGCATCCTTTGCATAATGAGCTGTGTACTGTACATCTAGCACTATATCTTCATGTGCCTTGATATTGAACTCAATCTTACCATCACCCAATACATTCAATAGTTGAATTAAGGCATATTTATCATCATCCCTGACTCCTGCCCAAGTGATATTTTCGTGATAATCACCAGCAGCAATGATTAAATCATCGGTTATTTCATGATAATCTCCGGCATCTGATACACTCAGGCCAGCAAAGCAATCATTGAAATTTGTTGATGTTAATTCTAAAAGCCCAAATGTTAACATCGGCTGCGATTTTGTTATCCTCCGATTACCTTCAACCATTCCATATTGACCATTAAAATCAATATGTTTAAATTCTCTATCATCAGAAAATTTTATATCGCCTCTTGTTGCGCCAATTTCGCGCTGTGTTGCTTCGCTATATTCTTTATATATAATCCCGTTACCTTGCCACGTTCCGGTCGCTGTTGGTATGGATGTTTTTATTGGTGTT